TGAACTGCGGGGGAATGTAGGATGGGCTATACTTGGAGCGACGTTTGCCGCGAAAAGAACGGCGGTATGAAATGCCATAGCGACGATGCGTGCCGAACCTGCAAGAATGAGGCGAAGATGATGACAGATGCGCTTAATTCCAGCGCCCGTCCAGAACCGGACATGTCTTGTGACAACTGCGGTGCGCCCGTGACGCAGAATGTGCATGGCGAGATTTGGCACATTCCATCGCCCGCTGCGGATAAAGCGCGAATTGCAGCATTGGAAAAGGTCGCAAAAGCTGCGTTCGGCCTAGTATACCATGATCAATGGGGAACGCACATCTACACCGACGATGGTATGTGGAACGACGCGCAGAAGCTGATTGACGCGCTAAAATCCATCGAAAACAGCACCGCCTTAGCCACACAGGAGGCCCGCCCATGACCGCCCAGACAGACCCCACGCCGAACAGCCGCCGCAGCCCGATGGAGCACGAGCGGGATTTGCCGGATGCCGCCCAGACAGACGCGCCGGAACGGATTTGGGCGCTGCAATTCGATGAACCAAGGGACGCAAACACGCTTGGAGTTTGGGGCGCTGTAAATGGGCTAGAGAAAACCCAACGCACAGCCTACGTCCGCGCCGATCTGCACGACGCCGCGCAGGCCGAGATTGCCAAGCTGCGGGCGGCGTTGATGGACATTGCAGAAGGCGAGGGGGTGCGTGGCATTAACCCCACGGCAGACTTGCTATGGGCGATGGAACACGCAGCACTTGCCACGGTGACGCCATGAACCTGCTGCTTGAGCAACACCAGCACGAGGCACTGCCCCGCATAGCCACCCTACGCCGCCTGCTGGACGAACACCGCGCCGCAGTCGTGCCGTGGGGATCGCCAGAGGTGCAGGCAACGTGGGAGAGGCTTGAGCCGTTCCTAGGCGAGATATTCACAACGGGAGGGAAGTGATGGGGCAGGCACTGATGAAGCCTGACGAGGCGGCGCGAACGCTGGGGATCTGCGTAAAGTCCTTGCAAGAGTGCCGCCGTCGCGGGCTAAAGTGCGTGAAGGTCGCAAAAGGGGCCATTCGCTACCGCCAAGACGATCTGAACGCTTACATCGAGGCAAACCTGCAATGCCATTCCGAACCAAGAAAACGGCCATCTGGCAATACGACATCGTTGTCGGGGGCAGTCGATTTCGCGGCAGTTGCGGGACTGACCAATGGGAGGAAGCGAAGAACGTAGAGGCCCGCGTCAGAGCGGACGCAAAGGCGCAGAAGGCCAAGGGTGGCAGTTACACGCTATCCGAGGCCATCGGCACCTACTACCGCGACAAGGCAATCGGCACGCCTTCGCAGAACACCACGAAAAGCCAAGCCAAGGTGATATTGGAAAAGATGGACGGCAGCACGCGCATAGATCGGCTAACAGACGCGCACATCATGGCATACGTCGCCAAGGACCGCGCCACCTGTTCCAATGCCACCGTAAACCGTCGCCTGCAAATGCTGGGCCGCGCCCTGCGGCATATGGCAAAGTTTTACAAGGCCGAGGTGCCGGCGCTTGAACTCAAGGCGGCAGAGACACGGGAACCGAAAGAGCGGGTGCGCGAGTTGTCGATGGACGAACAGGCCCGCATGTTTGACGCCCTGCCCACCGAACACCACGCGCTTGTCAGTTTTGCCCTGCTGACCGGTGCACGTATCGGAACGATCTGCGGCCTGCTTTGGTCTGATGTGGATATGGCAAGCCGGACCATCTTTTTCCGCCTCAAGGATGACCGCGTGATGACGTTCCCCATGTCGCCAGAATTGCGGGCGCTGCTGTCAGCCCTGCCGAGGTCAAACGTGATCGCCCATCGGCGCTATGTGTTCACCCGCCTAAATGCCCAGACGCTTGAGCGCGTCCCTGTTGTGTCGAACGGCGGCGTGTTCAATGCCGATTTCCGCAAGGCGCTGGCTGGGGCTGATATTGTAGATTTCCGCTTTCACGATTGCAGGCATACCTTTGCAACCCGTATGCTGCGCCAGTGCAAGAATCTCAAACTGGTGAGCAAGCTTTTGGGACACACCCTACTCGAAACCACGTCACGGTATGCCCATGTTTTGGTGGATGACATGCGGGCCGAATTAGACGCATTTAGCCCCCTGACAAACACCGTTCCCCAGACTGGCCCCCAGACTAAAACGAAAGGTCATTGAAATGATTGCATTTAATCGCGGTTGCTTTGGGCTTCCCAAGCTTCAGTTACGGGTTCGATTCCCGTTACCCGCTCCAAACGATCAAGAAACTTTCCCCAGATATAACAATAACTTGCCGATGTTTTTAGGCGATTTTAGCCAATGCGATCAAGAAACACGCAAGGCAAAATCGGGAACGTCTGGGGCCATTCGGGAACGCGACCCCCAGAATATCCCCCAGACATCCCGCCCCACGCCGTCCGCCTGTGTGCAAGGGGGTGCGCTGTGAGTGACCCGTGCACATGGCCTAGCGGCGCTTGCGCCTGCATGATGGCGCAAGAGGCTAAGCCCGATGACTATGCTGGTCGCGTATGGATGCACTGCGAAGAAGGTCTGAACTTTTCTAAGGCCAGCATGTCCCGCTTTGTGATGTTCTGCCTTGGCAATAACGTCGAGATTGGCAGCATCCATCCATTCGACGCCAAGTGCCCGCGTTGTCAGGTGTCGGCTGCAATTCGGTTGCGGCCTGACCAGTTTGCAGCATTTGAGGCAGAGACTGGCGGCACCCTGCGCAAACCGCCGCGTGTGAGCCTAAATTGACCGACCTCGCCGCGATCATCCGCGACCTTTCCCGCGCCCGTGCGGTATTCCAGCAGCGCACCATCTTGGCCGTGATAGGCCACCACACAGGAGATAGACCGATGACAGCAGCGACGTTGCAGGACCGCCTGCGAGGCAATCCGCTATACGCGCAATGCGGGGTGGAAAGCAATTTGCCGGACGAAGCAGCCGACGCCCTAGACGCCGCACAGGCGCGGATTGCGGCGCTTGAGATGATCCTGCTGGCAATCGAGATGCGGACGGCAACAGGCGAAGGTCTTAGCCCCGATGAAGCCGCCATTATCCACGACATGGCGAATGTGCGGCCTACCGATCCCCCGGCCTCTGATACACGAGACTGAACCGCTAGACGTGCGCCCCGCAGTCCTTGCACCGATAGCGGGCCTGCACGTCGGCAGCGGTCACGCACCCTGCGGCTATGGCGTCAACAGCACGCACGGGGTTGTCGCGCCCGCACTCGAACTCTAGCCAGATCAGGTGTCCGTCAATGTCGGCAAGGATCGTGATGCGGGTGCTCCTATTTGGGTTGTTCGGTTTTGAACCGAGGCTTGAAGTGGTAGCGAGACAGAACGTCCAAATCGCGTTCCTTGAGTAAGTACGAATGGCCTTCCTCCATTTGGTATCGGATAGAGCCGTTTTTGCGGCAGACAGCCTTAACCACTAGGCCGCCGTTAGTGTTGTCGCGCATAAAGTCAGCCGCCATTCCCATGTCTCTTGCTCCTTAAAATGGACGATCACTTTGCAATAACAAAATATACCTGCACCTCTCGCACTTGATTGTCAGATCGCAAGTCTCAGGACCGAAACGGCCATCTTCACACTGATCGGATGCGTCATGCGCCTTTGCGCGTGTGAAGGGGCATTGAGATATGCCGACATACAAAAGCACATCGGACGCGCCATAGAAGCGATACAGGGCTGATTTAGTCATCCGCCAAACCCTTCTCAATCAGTTGACGGCAACCCTCAGAAAATGAAGGTAACTTGCCCGTAATGGAGTCTGCGTGCGCTGCACACCATTCGTTTATGCGGCGCTGCATGTCGTGGGTCATGCCCAGACGTGTGAAATGCTCTGACACTTTTTCTTTTCCCATAATGCCACCTATCAAAACAGCGGCTACTTGGTCAAACTACAAATGTTATATAACTTTGTCAAGTTGGTTGACTTGGCGTTAGTTTCGTAAGATGGTGAACACAAGGAAACGAACATACACAGAGGACCGAACTGATGGACGCACGATGGACCGAAGTTGATTTAGCCCTTCCAGATAAGGGGCAGCAGGTGATTGCATGGGCGACTGATGGTGACAGCCAAGTGAAAAACCTGATGCAAGAAACCTACTTCAATGGCCGTGATTTTGTTTATGGCTTTCACAATAACTGGATGCGTGGCGTGACCCACTGGATGCCGTTTCCAAGTCCGCCAGAAACCGAAGAATAAAGGACCGACAGCCATGCTGATACAATTCGCAACGAACGACAGGCAGACCGCCTTGCGCCACCTAAATGGGTTTAGATCGCGTGAAGTGTTCGACACCCCAGAGGACGCCGCCCCCGTTCTGGACTTGGTGGCGGAAGGTTTGTTCCGCATCCCCGATCCAAAGATGCACCCCAAAGGCGGGATAATGCCGGGGGAAAAATGGGACGAAAGCCGCCGCGATGAAGCAACCAAAATCCTATCAACTTGGATGAGCACATAAAAGGACACCCAGAATTGACCGCCACTAGCCTGAACCCAATATCCGAAAGCTAGGCGGTCGATAGCGTGACGCAGGCGGGGAACGGGTTAAGGCCCGCCTGTGTCACGAACGAAAAAACCCCAGCCGCAATTAAGCGACGGGGGCGTTTTGGTCCTGCGGTAATCAAGCGTCAACTTCGATTGTCTGCGTTAGGCACGGCATAGACAAGGATCGGCGTTAGCACGATGGCTAAGGCGTTGATCCACATATCCACCTGATCCGGCGTCACCTCGGCGGCACCATCGGGGCGGAACGTGTTCCACGCCACAACGGCCATCGGCAGCAGCGTGACGAAGAACTTGCGATATTTGGCTAGGTTTTCCACGGTGTGTTCCTTTCGGGTTATACGCGGGGGTCGTGGTTGTCGGCCAGCAGGCGCAGGGCGTCCACTAGGGCGATGAGGCGGGCCTCTGCGGCCTGTTCGTCGTCAGGGGCGGCAACGGGCGCTGTGGGGGCTGTCTGTGGCGCTGGCAAGGCGGTCAGGGCATTGTGCATAGCGGCGCGGGTCTTTGGTCCGCTGATACCGTCCACGGCCAGCCCTGCGTCACGCTGGAAGCCGCGCACGTTGTCCGCCTCATAGTCCAGCAGCACCAGAGCGGCGCGGTCATAGAGGCGCAGACGATCATCGTATCCATTCAGGCCCCCGTTAATGGTGCGCGACACCATCTCGTTGTCGCCTACATCGGCGTAGCGGTTGATCCGGTTGACCGACCAGAACCACAGCGGCCCCAGCCCCTCCCACGGGTCCGTGTTCATCAGTTCCGGCGATACGGTGAAGTCCGGCACATGCAGCCCGGGGAACGTTTCAACGCACCAGCGATAGAACGCCGTGGTGTTGCCCCGTCCGGTGATCTGCATGGCGGTATAGCCGCGAAACTTGGAACCGTCGCCGGGTTGCGTATTGCCCAGATCGGCGCGACCCTCATAGCGGGATTGCGCGGCAGTTGGCCCCCAGACCTCCCCGTCATAGCGGAACAGGGCACTTTCATGCGCAAGCTGCGCGATGTATTGCGCGACCCGGGCCGGGGTATCCATGCCGACCGTCGGGCCGTAGCTTTCCAGCGATGTCAGCACTGACCGCATGTTGTCGTTAATGGGCCGGTCACATATTGCGACCAGTTGCGATGCTGTCAGCATAGCGCGTCCTTTCAGTGGTAAGTGTTGTAGAACCGCCAACTTCTTTGCACATGGTCCAGCACCACGCGCCGATCCGCGATCAGGTGCCAGACGATGCCGCCCGCGTTCAGCAGCACCACGGCAGCTAACCACGCGGGGTGACGCCTGCGGTCCCAGCAATGGCTGCATACCGAATGATCGGCAGGGCAGCCGCGAAACATGCGGCGGTGCATACGGCGGGATAGCGACATGCGCGGCCCCTTGCTGTCACAGTTTGTGATTGGTTAGCGGTGCGTGCGGTCCAAGATGATATCCAGCTTGGATTCCATGCGCTGCTGATTGCCTTCGATCCGGTGCAGCGTGTCGTCTGGCTTGCGTGGCGTAGGCTCGCTACGCGCCTTGAAAACGGCAAGCCCGCCGATTGCTGTAATCAACGCGGAAACCGAAAGGAGAATATATCCGTAATCATTTGCCGTCACGCCACGCCCCCCAGACGTGAACCACGTCTTTTACAGCGCCATAAATACAGATTAAAGCCGCGACACTAAGCGACGAGTAAATCCAAACGGCTGTAGACTTTGGATCCATTGCCCAAAATCCCGCCGCAAAACTGGCATAGATTAGCGCGTTGGCAGACGTTGCCGCAGTCCGCACGAACGGCGTCCACCATGCGCGGCCATTGATGCCAAGCGCAACAGCGTGACAACCGCCGGTCACGACGAACAGCAGGCCCCAGTTTGTTTCGGTCAGCCATGTCCGCAGCACGTCATAAGCCGCGCTATCCATTGATTGCCAAGCCGCAGCGATGAACACGCCGAAAAACGCGGTGTTGATGGCAAGCCACCATTCCAAGCGGCGGTCTTTATGATGGTGCGTCATAAACCCTACCCTTGCAGAATCGGGACGCTCGCCCCCATGTCGGTGTCATCATGCCGGTATCCTTAGTGTCGGTGTGTAGGCGCGGGGATGTGGGTTGCTGCCCTGCCCCGCGCCGATTGGCTTAGGTAAAAGCAGTTTTAGGGGCGGCTGCGATAGCGTTAGTGCAGAACTGGTAATCACGCACGATATAGTCATGCGCTGAAAGGATAGTGCTGGCGTCAAAACCTTGTGCTGCCTCTGCGGCCTTCGATGCGTCTATGTTCGTCAGCGAGACGCGGTAGTATGTCCACAAGGCCACAGACGACAGGCGCATGAAATACGTGCTTGCGTCAAATAGTGTCGTCGGAACCCCAGCCAGTAATTCGGAAACGACCGCACCGTTAATATAAAGCGCCAAGCGAACACCGGGATCGAAATGCAAGCCAATCTGCACAGGCACGTCTCGACTGATAACCCCAGCAGCCGCGACGGCTTTAAGAGCACCGCCAGCGTCTACTACACCGCCGCGCAAAATCGTACCGTCGCTGCCAAAGTCGAAATAAACTTGCGAACTTCCAGTGCCACCAGAGCCAAGATAAAGCGGGCTTTTGCTCCCTGACAGCACAGACGCGGCGGGTACCTTCATCCATAAGATTATAGCAAATTCGTAGGGTGCAGGGGCCATGTTGAAGGCACCCGCACCACCGATTGCAATATTGCCAGCGGCAACAGTCGCTGCGACAGGAACAGACACGCCACCGCCGGACACAACGCTAAACTGTGTGCCGACCGTTCCGCCGACAACAGCCTCTACAGCGTTTTTTGTCAGACCAAGAAACTTAGAACCCGGAGCTAGTGCGCCGAGCGTAATTGTTTTGCCAGGGTGGCAATACGGCAAAGAGAAATCATAAAGAAGTTTCGTTGCCGGGCGGATCATAGGGTCCCGCCCTATGACAGGACGACCAGTGTCGTTAACCGAAGATGGGGACCGCTGGATAAGCGAATCTGTCATTTTAGATGCCTTTCAGTGTGATAAATTCTTGCAGGATTTCGGCGACTACCGCGTCACCTGTCGTGGTTAGGTGCGTGCCATCGGCCTTCATCTGGCTCGGGATCATATCGCCCGCAATATCCGACAAATCTTGGGCCGTGGCTGTAAGCCCTGCACGGCTCAAACCTTGGTCGATCAGTGCGCGCCGAATGTTTAGGAAATTGCGCGGGTAGGCATCAGCCAAAGCCTGCTCAATGGCAAAGATAGGCACCCAGCCCACGCCATCTGGCGGGCTTGCTCCCGAACCTGTCCCGTTCAGCACTGACATAACGACAAACCGATCATGACGCAGACGAGCAACGCAAGCCGCTGTGTCAGCCAGCACCTGATTAGGCTCGTAGTAGTTGTTCCGACCAACCCAAAAAACATGCGTCAAGTCGTCGTTGTCGCGTTCCACAATCAGCGGCGTCCCGGCAGGGCACCCAGCGGGCAAGATTGCATCGCCATCAGGCGTGAATGTGTATGTTTCGGACGTGCTGGGGCTTCCAGTTGCCGCGATAGAGATTGTGCAGCGCGTTGCGCCGATAGTGCAAACGCGCGAAAACCCGTCCACTCCATTTCCACTGTTGGATAAGAATTGCAGGCCGTAAAGCGTTGGGTCACTACCAACTGTAGTTCCGGTCACAATGGATTGCCCGCCCATTTGCGTGATCGTATTCGCACCGCTAACGATCTGATCCCCAGACACTGTGATCGGAACGCTGATTGCGCCGATCCGTGCCGCAATCTGCCGGGACTGCTGCCCGCCGATGGCGTCAACAATAGCAGACCGCCCGCTTAAAGCAGACCAAAGAAGCGGATACCCACGCGCTGTTAGACTGTCGCCAACAAAAACAACTGGCCCTAGGACTGCATCACCACCCGCATCCCCAACGGAAAAAACTGTGCCGTCCGTGAAAGTGGCAAGCATGACGCCATCATCGCTATCCACGACGCCGTATGCAATTTGCTTGTAATCAAGGTAGAATTTTTCATCCGACGTGTAGATTATAGGGTCATCTGGAACGATGCTGAAATCGACGGATGTCCCATCTGTGAAATATGCCCAAATCAACCGGTCATTGACGTCGACTTCGCCCGTCACAATCTGCTTTTCTTGATAGTACCAAGGGGAAGACGTGTCTATGGTGGCAGTGCTGACCTTACCCGCTAGTGCTGCCGTCTGTGCCGTGCTGACTGGCAACGCATCCACTGCATATGTCGCCGCGCTGCCCAGCCCCAAGTTCGTCCGCGCCGTTGCCTTGCTGGCAACCCCGGCCAAGTTGTCGGCCTTGGTAAGCGCCGCTGCAAGCCCCGCCGTCTGGCTCTCAATCAGCGCAATCGTGACAGGGCTAGTGCCGACCGTCGTGACGACCGACTGACACTGGTATGTATTGCCAACGAGCGTATTGCCGCCCGTGACAGACACACACGCACCGACAAACTCAGCCGCCGCGTCCATGTCAGGTGCCCGCGTGTGAGAGCCTGCGCTGTTGTAGACGTAAATGCCGTTCTGGGCAGGTGCCGTCTGCGCTCGTGCAAGGTAGCGGTCGCCGTTGGTCATTGTACGACCATCAACAGCATATGCGCCTGTCAGGGCTAAGTTGGCTGTGCTGGCGGCTGTGACAGCTTCAAGGCTGCGGCTGATGCCGGGATTGGCTGCGATGTAGGCGGCGAAGGTTGAGTTCACGTCATCCCTCACTTGTGCCGACAGAACCACAGCGGCGTCCGCAATGCCTGACGCGATCCCGGCATCAATGCCCGTCGCCGCGTCACTGGCCGCAACGGCAGCAGCATTTGCCGCATCCGTCGCCGCATTTGCTGCGGCCACAGCGTCTGTCGTGTCGCCTTGCGGACCTTGCGGACCTCGCGGCCCTTGCGGTCCTTGGATGCCGACCGTGGTGGCCTTGACAATTATCTGGTTATTATTCTTTGTCACGACTGTCATTTGTAAATCACCGCCAATAGGTTTGTTGTCTGGTCTTCGTCGCCGATAGAAACCGACACACGAAAGGTCATGCGTTTGCGGCAAGGCGTCCCGTCCGCCCACTCTATGCGAACGCGGATCACGCCGGTTGCCGGGTCATCCATTGTTGCCGTGACAAGGCCCGCAATTGCTGGGGAAGGCTCGAAGATGCCAACGGTGTAGCCCGTGAGGTCAGCAGCACCGCCCGCACCATCGGGCCATGTAATTTCAAAGGTCAAGTCAGACCCGCGATTGACGTTAAAAGTCGCTGTTTCCATGCCGGTATCCTATCGAAGTGTCTGGCCTCAGAACAAAGGGGTGACGATGATAATCCCAGCCGTGCCATTCCCGCCATCAAACGAGGTTGTGTCAGAGCAGACAGCACCGCCGCCGCCTGCGCCGCGTCCGTCAGCGTTGACACTGAATGGGGTTGTGGATGCAGACGGTGCTGTGACAGCGCGCCCACCGCTTCCAAATGGGCTATCGCCGCCCGATCCAGAGCAACGCACGGCAGCGCTCAACTTATAGGCGGGCGTGCCGGAAACACCGCTCCGGGCGATAATGTTGCCCGTTGGCGTGGTCCCAGTCGTTGCCCCCGCAATAACGTCTACCGTTGCCGCGCTTGACCCAGAGTTGCGGCCAGCGTTGCCCCCCGACGCCGTTAGGGTGCTGAATGTCGTATCGCCCCCCGCCGATCCATCAGCCACAGCGACACCATTGCCGCCAGCCCCAGCCGCCCCGACTGTGTAGGCGTATGACGCGGCCAGCGGCGCAGCGATGAAATGCTTGATATATGCGCCGGACTGCCCCCCTGTGCTTACGCGGGCAACTGTGCCAGACCTTGACGCACCGCCGCCGCCGCCGCCACCGCCGCACAACTCGACCAGCAAGGCTTTCGCCCCGGCTGGGACCGTATAGGTGCCACTACCAACGGCGCTGATGATGGTAGCACGCCCCGCCAGGTATGCTGCGAGTCCGTCCGCCGTGGCGATCCCATCGCTGCTGATGTTGTAGGCTTCAGCCCCGCCGACTGCGATGCCGACGGTGTTAGCCGCCTTGCGGAACAGCCCGGTATCTGGATCATCGGCGAATGAATGGCTTGGCGTTGCTGCCGTGCCGTAGCTGGATTTGACTGGCGCGGTAAACGGCTGCGTTCCGTCCACAAGGTTGTTTATGCCTGTGACCATGCCATTCAGTTCGTCGTCCATGCGCGATGCGAGGATCTTCGTGCCGTTGTCACGATCCGTGACCCAGCTATAGAGTCTGGTAAAAATACCACTACCATTAAAGGGCACAGCATTTGCCTCCAGTTGCGTTAAATGGCATATTGCAGCCTCCGTTGACATTTGGGGGGATCGGCACCACTTTTCACCAAAGGGGTGCTGGTTTGACGGTTTTGGAGATGTATCAAACGATAGGCGCGGTCATCGCTGGCAATGTGCTATTTGCGATGATGGCCTATTTCTGGTGGCGCGCTTCGCAGAACGAAAAGAACGGGCTAAAACCGTTTGACAATTTGTCGTTTGGGGTGGCGCTTTGCGGTGCGATCCCGCCGCTTATTGTTGCGGCGGGTGCTTATTTTACTGTGTGAGTCGGTCTTCGCCAACAAGGCCAAGCTGTCGTAAGATGCCTTCCATATTCCGCGCCGCGCTCGCGTCTTTGCTGACCTCGCGCAGCAATGGGGCAAGCGCCGCCTGCGGATCTCGGGACATTAACGCACGGGCCAGCAAAAGCTGTGTCGCCTCATTCTGTCCTGTGGCTACATTAGCGCCTTTCTGCATAACCTGCATACCAGCTTGACCTAATCGACCAGCCAGCAAATTAGCCAAGACACCGCCAGTGCCGGCAACGTCCGCTTGGTCTGCGATGTTGTCAGCGGATTGCGAGCCGCCAAGCGCCTGACGCCGCGTTTCAAACATGACGTTTTCGCGGTCAACCTGTCGGCCCAATTGTTCGGGGTTGCCAGCCATTGCGCCAAGTTCTGCCGTCCGCTTCGGAGATTGCAGATCGCGCGCCACGTTTACGCCGGGGGCCGCATTTTCGATCTTTGCCAGTAGTGGGTCAGAGTAACCGGCGCGGAACGCTGCCCGCTGGTCGCCAAGGTCTTGCGTGACGGTGCCAAACGGAACGAGATCAGTTCCCGGCGCTTGCCCTGGCTGCTTGCCAGGCAATGCCTGATACTGTGGCACTACGTCGGCCTGCCGGTTGCGGGGTCGGTATGCATCTTCGCCCGCGCCAACAGCGTCGATGGTGCGTGATGCATCGCGGAAACTGTCATTGGCCTGCCGATAACCCTTGCTGGATGCTTCTAGCGCGCCGTCCAGTTCAGTCATAAGCGCGCCCAATTCGCGCGCCTTATTGTTTTCACCTGCGCGCACAGCCTTGCCGATCTCGTCTTGCAGATCCTGCTTGACGCCCAGCACGCGGTCGAAGTCGCTCAACTCGCGCATCACCCCATCGGGGCCGGGTTGTGCCGCCAAGCGGCTGCGGAAACGCGACAGCGTGCCGTCGATGCCATCCCCGGCAACGCCAGACCCTTCCATCCCGCCGATGCGTGCGTCGATAACGGAAAGTGCGCCGCGCACGTCAACCGGACCAGCGCCTGCGCGGGCGTCTGCGTAGTTCGTATTAGCTTGCGCGCTGCGTGCGTCAGTTAATGCACCGCGAGTCTGCTTGCTGGTTGATCGCGTTCCCATGCTGTCAGTCAAAAATTGAGAAACCCGCTCAGATTGCCCTTGCTGCCGACCATCAAGAAAATCCGCAAGTTCAGTGCGGGCCGCGCCGGGAGTGCGAGCAACGCCAGACATTGCCCGCTGGCCGGGTTGCCCCAATGCGTCGGCAACCGTAAACATGCCCTGACCGTCTATAGCCGCCTGTCTGGTGGCTTGCGTTAAGTCGTCAGCCGTCATGTTGGCTCGCTGCATGGCCCGCCCCAATGGTCGCGCTGCACGGGCTGGCGATGCTGTATTAGTGGCGGCTCCATAAGCCCCCGCAATCGGGTCAGCCGCCAATCGCCCAGCCGCGCGCAAGCCGACACCAACGGCGGGTGCGGCTAGGCCGAGAGATGCCCCGACAAGCCCGCCCTTGCCCGCTTGCGAAGCCACGTCAACGCCGTCAGCATTGCCAGCGCCGAATAGTGCGCCCTCAAGACCGCCATATCCTAACATCTTTGCGCCAGACATAAGCGCATTGCCGCCAGCCGTTGACGGGAACGCAGAAATAGACGTTGCCGCCCCGGCGCCGATCTGGCCAGCGCCATAGGCAAGCGGTTCTTGTTCCCGAGCCTGCGCGCTGTCACGGCGTGCGGCGGCAATGTTGGAATTGTATGCAGCGGAAGGGTCTTGTCCTTGCAGCCCCGCACTAATCGCGCCCATGCTGCCGAGAATGTTATCGGCAAAGCCAAATGATGCGCCATCTGTTGCACCAATGCCCATTGCGCCCATCTTGTCGCGGAACTCTGCCAAGCCCGATTGATTGACGGATGAACCGCCTTGTGGGGGCTGTGAGGCACGAGCAAGCGCGGCTTGTTGTTGCGGGGATAAGCCTTGCGGCTGCACGCCCATTACCCGCTCTAATGCGGCAAGCTGTTCTGGTGTCATTGGAACAACGCCCTTTCTTCGGGTGTCATGGCAGACCACGCGCGCGACCACTCGTCAGGCGACAGTTGCGTGCCTTGTGGGGGCGGCGGGGGCGCTGCCTGCGTCTGCACCGCGTCAGGTGTCGGCTGCGGTTGCCCGCCCGTTCCGTTCACGATCTGCAAATAAACATCGTTTACCCGGTTCAAGTTGTAGGCCAGATCCTCGGCATCAAGCGATTGATCGAGGTTGCCAATAACAGACTGCAAGAGGCGCATTTCGCTCTCATTGATCGCGCCAAGCGCACCGCCTGTCGGGGAAGCGTCCCGCATCTGTTGCAGGCGATCAAAGCCGACGTTGGCCTTGATGGTTTCAAGGAGGCCAGAAAGGCTTTTAGCGTCAGTGCCGGGGATGGCAGCAAGGCGTGCGCCCAATCCGGTTGTCCAACGGGGGCTTTGCTCAATGATGCCAAGAGCGCGGCCAATGTCCTCTTGCACAATGTTCGTGCTACGCTCGACTCCCGCTTGCGTCAGGGCGTCCTTGTCTTGGATCGCTTGGTCTTCAACTGTGACCGGCCCGCCTGGGATTGGCGATGCTTCGCCCGTGTTTCTATCCACGCGCCAGCCAGCGGGAACGCCGCCGTCAGTGCCGTAAAGATATTGGCCCGCTTCTTCGCCCATGTTATTATTCACGGTCGTCTGGCTGCGCCCTGCTTGCGCTCTTGCCGTCTGGTAGTCCAAAAGCGAACCTTCAAACCCCTGATTGCGGGCATACTCATATTCCTGCATTCCTGCGGTCTGGTCTGGCTGTGGGTTTTGCATCTGCTGCAATTCAAGCTGCGCCCGTTGCAGTTCGATCTGGTCCATTTGCGACGGCCCCGGCTGCAACATGCGCTGCATCATCAGGCCCGCCAGTGCCTTTTGACCGTCGGATGCGTAGGGGTTGTCCATAAACTGCGCGACCTGCGACAGCGCGGCCATATCAGGCTGTGCGCCGCCGAACGATTGCCCCGGCGCGCCTTGCGTCGAAACGGTCGCGTTCATGCCGCCGCCCGCGTGTGTCGTGGCGTAGTCGGACAGGCTAGTCCCGTTGCTGTCCGATGGATTATATTTCCCGCCGCTTTCGATGAACTTCCGCGCGCCGCCAGTGCCGCCCAGATGGGCCACCGCAAGGATGCTATCCTCCGTCAGCGGGGGGATGCCACCGGGGCCATCTATGTCTTGCCCAACGTAGCGGCCAAGGTCGCCCATGATGTCTTGCTTGTGCCAATTCTCGACGGCAAGCTGCGTTTGCTCGGGCGCACGGGAAAAGTCCGCGCCAGTCATGCCATCCGGGATAACGCCAGCTCGCGCAGCATCAGCCAAGCGCGCCTCGCCAAACTGCCCGCGCCCGCCATAGCCTTCGCTGTTTAGTGCATTCCAGTTGCCGCCGCTTTCGGTGCGAACGATGGAATCTGGCAAGCCATAGCCAAGCCCCGGACCATTCCCCGCAGCCGCGCCCATATCGGTGCTGTTGTCGGCAGGCATGAACGATGGCGTCCCGGTCGCGCCCATCGTGGACGCGGTGCCAGTCATCCCGCCGCCCATGCTGTTGCCCCAGAGGGACTGCAACGCGCCAAACTGCTGTTCAGCATCGCTACGGCCCGCTTCTTCGCCGATAGACGCCTGATTGCCAGCACGGCGCGCGCCAATGGCCTTGCCTACGGCATGGATGCCTTGCCCAATGTTCTGCGGCGTGTCTTGAGCCAATGACGCCATGAGGCGCTGTTGCAATGCCCGCTTGGACTTCACGTCCTCATATGTAGGCGTGTCGGTGCCTTTGCCGAAGATAAACGACTGGATGCCTGACATGTTCATCGCGTGGCCTTTCCGTAATTGACCGCCTTAAACCCGCCGTGTGTGGTTACGGCGTCAGGGCGGCGTTTCTCGACTTCTTGCGCCATCAAGACCATCTGGATCGGCCCGCCTGACTTATACCGGTATGTATAGATCTGCTGGCCGTCGTTAGTCTTGCCGACCTTCTTGATGTCGTCCTTCAGGCGCTAGCCAGAGAATATTGCCGCACCAGCGCCCAGAATCCCGCCCCAAAGTTGGTTTTTATTCTTCTGCTGGTTTTGGTAGTTTGCACTCTGAGCGCCGTAATTCGCGTTGATCAGCCCAGCGATGTCAGTATTTGCCACCTGTCCTTGCGGCATACCCGCCATCGGTGCCTGTTGTGCTTGTCCAAGCCCCGCCAACGATTGTAGGCGCTGCATAGGGTCGTTGCGCAAGGTCATGCGCTCGTTAATGTCCCGCGCCCGCATACTGTCGGCGTAGCTTGACTGACGCAGATCGTTGACTTGCTGCTGCGTCCGGGATTGGTTGTTCATGCTGATGGCCGACGTTTTGTTGTCATACATGCCTTGACGCGCCGCATTTTTAAGCCCGACCTGTTGCATATCCTGCCCGAATTGCTGGCCCTGTGCGTTATTGGCAAACTGCGCCGCGCCTTGGTTCTGTGCGTAACGCTGCGCAACGGCATCGTTGGCAAAGCCAGATCGGGCGGCGTTCTGCCCGAATTGCTGCGCTTGCGCGCTATTCTGAAATCCTGCGCGGTCACGCTCCATGCCGACCAGGCGGGCCTGCTCGTCGCCAGCACCTAGAATGGCCGACATCCGCGCATCGTTTGTCTGGCGGCTATAGTCGCCCATCGCGGCCTCGTATGCCGACGATCCGATGCCAATGCCCTGTGAAGCAAGGCGGGCTTCTAGCGCGTCCTTGTCTTGCGTGAGCGAGGGGTTCATCCGTGCCATGAGGGCATTTTGCACTTCGTCGCGCTGTGCTGCGAAGTCGCCGGAATAGCTGTTCGTGATCTTACCTGCGTTCGCAATCGTGCCATTGACGTTGCCGCCTTGATCAAAGCTGTTGGCGATATCGCCCTGCGCCACATTGCCGACAAGCCCCGGCCCCGAGCCGACCATATCTTGACGGCCCATACCAATGCCGCCGCCGCCCTGCTGGATGCCGTTAAAGTTGAGCGCATTTTGCCCCATAACGTCATAGGCGGCGCTATTGGCGGCTTTGGCGGTGCGCAGTGTCGCGTTCTGCGACTTGTTGTAAATGTCCTCATTCTTGCCAGTCAGAGACGTGTTCTGCGACATGATTGGCACGCTGTATGTCTTGCCGTCCGGGCCAGTAATAGTTTTAGTCCCGGTCTGGCTGCGCGTGGTCTTATATCCCGGCCCCGACATGTTGCCGCTGTTCATGTATTGGTTGGCAATCGCGGTCTGAATGTTAGACCCGGTTTGTGCCCCCGCCGTTTTCTGGGGATCGGGCGGGGTTGGGGCTTTTCCTCCACTCATGGCAGGCTCCTGTATTTGCTCGTCAGCCACGTCTTGCGCGGCAGGACATAAATTGAAGACGGCTGGTCCTCGCCGCTCAAGTGCGGAACGGCGGTTTCAGATGCCCCAACTTTCAGCCAAAAGCGGCGGGCCGGTTCGTTATCGTGCTTGGATATGCCAACTGCGGCTTGGCAGTCAGCAGTGATGAAAACGTAATCAAATATCTCGGTCAGGACAGCTTTGTTTAGCCATCGCGGGTGATCCGAAGCGGCTGAAACCTCAATCGTGCCGAAGTGCGGGGTCCAACGGTGCAGCACAACGGCGGCAACTAGGGTGTCAGACCCATCAACCACGCCCACAGAGAGCGAATTGACGAACTCCGCACCGCCGGGCAACCTTTCGTCAAGGAACGCCTCTCCGACGCCCTCTGGAAGCCACACGGGGGTCATAACGGCTCACCCGACATATACGTCAGGTCAACGGATACCAATTCGCAATCCACGCGCGCCGTGCCAGCGCTCAATATCTGCACTTGCGGGGCTAAGACGAAGCCTTGGCCGGATACGGTTTCCCACTCCGACTTGACGACGTAAGCTGTTCCCCCTGCGGCCCACGTTGCCGTGTCCCAATCTGAAACGTCCCAAAGCGAGCCGTCCACTAGCGCAGGGTCTGACGACATAGGTGCGCTGCGAAATGCGGGGTCATAGTCCGACGCGATGCTGACCTTGGCGTCAAACGTGGTGCGCGATCTGAACGTCAGGCGGGCCAGTCCTGCCCGCTTAAACGCGGCAGGCGCGCCCAGATGGTCGAACTGATAGCAGATGGCGCAAGTAAATGACGATCCGTTGTCAGTACCACCTGTTTCAGCCTGGCAGATATCCGATCCGTGGCCAAAGTAGGGGTAATCCCCCAGCACGGTCATTGTGGCCGCGTCCCAGCCTGAAATCGTGGTCCAAGCCCCTGTGCGAAGCGATACGGCAAAGGAACGCGGGACTTGCCCCGATACGGTCGGGGGCGCGATGAACGCAAACCCGCCGCGCTCGTATTTGGCAACGCCCCAACTTGCCCCGCCGATCTGAACGGCATCGCGCCAATCTGGCTCAATCGCACGGGATACAGCTTGTGCTTGCAACGCCCCCGGCTCCTTCGTGATGACTGCTGACAGGGGGATTAAGCCCTCCCGCGTGCATATCATCAGATCGCCGCCCACCTTAAAGTAGGCATCGCGGCCTAGCGGTTCGCCGACGCGGTAAACGCCTTGCAGTGAGATGGTGGCAGATGGGTCGCCGCTGTAGATAGCCACCTCACCTTGATCCGTGACGAAGATGGTGTGATCGTCCAGCCCGTCGCCAGCATCGGTTGAGAATGTTTCGCCAAAAAGCAGCACGCCGCCACGGTTAAACACGCCCGCCAAGGGGAAATTGGTTGCAGCGCCAGACACCGAATTGATTCCAAGATACCAAGCGTTCATCGTGTTTTTCTGAATGAACCACTGGCGGTTGCTGTATGCCCAGACATGGGACAACAGCGCGCTAGAAATGCCCGTAATCGACGGGACGGACCAAGCCGTGCCATCGTATTGCTGCGCCGGATCGGCACCGTTCACGACGGTCAGGAATGACCCGCCAGCGGTTTCGGTTTCAAGCGCTGAATAGTCACCGCCCGTTTGGCCCGTTACCGTGGCCGTTAGTGCCGTGCCTTCCGGTGTGGCCTGCGAAAACTCGTAAATCTGTGTCGCATCTGCGGCGAAGAACTTAGCCACACCGCCTGCGCGATACTGGAACAGCTTAGTGACATCGCCATCCGTCGTAGCCTTGACCACATACCCGCCGCGCGGCTTTGGCCCCGCCTCATATGGGAGGAAGTTATCAAGCACGATTGCCGATGATTCCGGCGCTTGCGACAGGTTAACAGCCGTCACAAGGCCAGACACCGGGGCAGCGTAAGTCTTTAACTGCGCCTGCGGTTGCTTGTCGCTTTCCGTCTGCTTGCGATCAGCAGGGCGCGCACGCGCGGGCCTAAGCACCACGATCCGCCTTGATATAGGTTTCCAGATCCGCCTCGAACTCTGCCGCCAAATCGTCGTAGGCAAAGCCCTTGAGCCGGTTCCAGCGCCACACACCGGCGCGGACCAAAAGCCGTTCTGGGATCAGCAATGCATCGCCATCGTCGGTGATCTTGCTCTTGCCGCCGTCAACCCAATTTCTGGACAGGTAAGTCACGGTCGCATCGTCTGACAGCGCCGGGGAAAATAGGATATTGCCACCGCGCAGGTGGTAATAGCCGGTATTGGATTCAGACCGGCTTAGGAACGACCACAATTCGGGGGCTGTTACGGGGCGATATGCGCCGCAAGGGGCGCTAACTGTCCCGCTGTCGGCCATCTCCTGAAAGTCAGCAGGCAACGGCTGTGCGGTGGACCCTGTGGCCGCTGTGAATGTGCTGAACATTTTCGACCATTCAGCACGGGACGCAATGTCGCGCCCGCCTTCGTTAATCTCGTTAATAACTTGCTGCGCCTCGTAAGACGTATCCGAAAACGTAGCTGTGCCAGACAGGCCAATCTCGCGGTAAACCTGCTGGATCACATCTTGCGCGCTCATGGTGTCGGCCCTTCTAGCGTGTAGGCAGACCCAACCATCCGTGCGGCGAAGTCACTATGCTGCAAGTCTTGGATCAGCGATGCAACGGCACCTTCGGCCAGTTGCGCGTTCTGCACGTCCAGCTTGGCGACGTATGCCTGGCGCTGGATTGCAACGAGATACAATTCGGGGGCCATTTCTAGCAGCCAATTTGTGCAGTTCTCGACTAGCCCCGGCAGCTTGGCGTAATAGGCCAGCGATAGGTCGGTGTCGCCAAAGCGGGTCTTGAGCGTGCCGTTGACTGTGGAATAGCCGTAATAGCGGTTCTGTAATTCGTCATAGGTGCAGCCGGTCAGGTTGTTTGTGCCAACCATCAGGCGGCGCATCTGCAAGAAGTCGGAAGGCAGGTAGGCGGTGCCGTCCGCGTCCGTGGTCAACGTGGTCTGCGTTTCCATCGGACCCATGCGCAGGCGGCGGTTTAGGTCATTCTCCGCAAACCCGGTCAGCATTTCTGCGCGGGTCGCAACGCTACCGTCACCAGTGCGCGTGACAACCTCGGCAATCAGTTCTGACCAGTCTGCAATCATGTTCGGCCTTCTTTCACGCGAAACGCGGCGTTGTCGCTGTCATTCAGCCACTTGGACACAAACTTCTTGTCGTTCTGCACGAGCGCTTGGCTTAGCCCGTCATAGGCAACGCTAAGCGGCACGCGCGCCACCAGCCGCCCAATGCCGTCCGTCTGCCGTTGGCCTTCCATTGCGGCCCGCAGCTTCTTGTTCTCGTCAATGATCTGCCCGACCGGGGCGACGGTCTTATAGTGGACCAAGTCGCCATCGCGGATGATCCATGTCTGAACGCCCGTTTCGGGGTCGCTTTTCCAAAGCCGCCATCCGCTCATTCTGTTTCCGCCGTCGTTTCAGTTGGCTTTTTAGCCAGGGCGAATTGGGCGGCAATAAGTTGATCCTGGGCGGCAAAGTAGGCGTCACGATAGGCGCGGTATGCTGCCCCGTCGCCGTAGTGGTGCTGTGCGCTGGTCCAGTTCATCAGTCCTCTCCCGGCAGCGGGTCGGCGCGCTCAACCTTCATCTCGGCAATCAGCGACTTGGCCAGCGATACGGATAGGTCAGTGACAGTCCCGGCGGGGTGGCGCTTGCCGTCCTCGTCCCACACGTCGAATAGGACCAAGACGGGCATGGTTTTTTTGCTTGCGGTCATGTCGGGGGTTCCTTCGGTTAGGCTCTAGGCATACAAAAGGGGCCACCGAAGCAGCCCCTCATAATGCTTAGATCAACTAGAGGCTGTCAATCCGAAGACATCGGCGACGACGCCCAAACCTGCCTCGTTCTTCACCTTCAACGTGCCTTCGCCGATCAGCACGCATTTCTGCGCGTCACCGGTCTTTGCAACGTCCTTGTCTTCCTTCACCTTCCGCAGCCAGTCAAATTCCAGCATGGTCGGGTCAATCAGGAACACGTTGCGCGATACGGCAGCGGATGCAGCCTGCACGCGGTTCGGCACCATCATGACCTTGCCGTAGTCGCCTTCGTAAACGTCTGCGGTGGCGATGATGGAGTTGGTCGATCCAGACGCAGCGTAGCGGAACGATGCCACGTTGGTGTCAGACATGAACGTGGTGAACACGCGCTTGACGTAGGGCGACATGCTGGCGTGGGTGACGTTTGCGCCAGACTGGTAGCAAGCCTGCATGGTGTCATCCAGCAGCGTCTTGGTGAACGCACGCTGCGTGCCGTTGGTTGGGGCGACGGTCAGGCCAGTGCCGGACGAAAAGCCACCGGAGGCACCAGTAGCGCCGCGAGACACGTTAGTTGCCAGCCAGGTAGGCAGACCGCCAAACGTGCGGGTTGCGCCAGACGCGGACGCCGTGCTGCTGACAATGGCGAACTCAACATCCTTGCGGATCTCAATGCCTTTCTTCAGCTTCTGCTCTTTAACCTGCTCGTTGCGGCCTGCGTTGTCGGTCGCGTCCTGCGTGTTCGAGATGATGAACGACTTACGCATGATCTGCGTGTAGTTGCCCACGCGCGCAGGAGGCGTAACAGCGCCAAAGGTGTATTCATCACCTTCAAGCTGCACGTTCGCGCCCGGCACGGCCAGCGTGTCGTATTCCCATTCAGGGTGAACGGTTTTGCACGAACCTTTGCCAATCAGAGAGTAAATCGGCGTGTCTTCGGGGGTGATGCGGTTGACCACATCGGACAGTTCCTCGCGGTTGCCCTTTGCGGCAGTCGTCTGGAAGGTATTGGTAACAATAGCCATGGGATTAGCCTTTCAGCTTGGCTTACTCGAAGTCGATTTTCAACGCATCTTGGAGTGAGCCGGTTTTTGATAGCCGCTGCATGGCCTTGCGATTGTCTATGCTGGATGCCGTCATCTGGGCTGGTCTGCCCTTCCCCTGCTTGGGTGTTTCCACCCGTCGCGCCGCATTTTTCCGGTTGGCTTCTGCCTTTTTGCCAAGCGCGGCATAGTGGACAAGCTGCCTGATGCGGTGATCTGCGGTCTGGTCGATCTCTGATTCAGAGAAACCGAACTCTTGCGCCGCAGACTTGATGCGATTGTCGAATGCCGCCAGCTTGGCCGGGTCTTTGAGCGCTGGCATGACTTGCGCCAATGCTGCGTTTTCACTGTCCCGGAATTGCTGAATGTCGGCTGTGGACCATTGCTGTGTCTGTTCTTCGACTTTGCTTTTAACGTCGAATAGCTGGCCCATCTCGGCAATCGCTTGCTCGCGCAACGCCTTGGCCTGCGTATAGGCTCCGGGGTTGCTTTGAGCGAGCGACATGGATGGTTCTGGGGGGATGAGGCCCTGCACGAAAGTTGCGAAGGCTTGCACCGATTGTTCCAGTTCCGCAGTCCGCGTTTTGGCCGTCTCGCGCTCTTGTTCAAGGGCTTGACGGTCTGCGGTTAGCGTCTGGGTTTTGCGGGTGTAGTCGTCCTGGCGTAGCTGGCCCTTTTTCCACTCTTTCAATTCGGAAAGCGGGATGTCTTCGCCGTCAATGGTGACTACTAAGTCGGCATCCGGGTCGGCTTCTTCTTCCTCGTCCGGGGTGTCCGTGACTTCATCGTCGTCGGGTTCTTCGGAGGTCGCTTCGGCTTCTGCGTCTGCTTCGTCGTCATCCGCGAGCGCCGCAAGGCCGTCCGCAAGGGTGTAGCCTTCGCTATCCTCTTGGCCGTCAGTGTCGGCGGTATCGTCCATGACCTGTTGTTCGCCGTCCTCTTGGGAAGCGTCCATGTCTCACCTCATTGTGGGTGGTTGCCTGCGGCTTAGGCCACAGGATCGTCTGGCTGGGTGTCTACGTCGCCCAAGTGGCTACGTAGGTCCGACCAGACCGATCTGATTGCGCGAACCTGCATCGTGTAGGTTCGCCGCGTTTCGTCGTCGCTGAAACCCGCGTTTACAGCCGCTTCCACGGCGTTGCGCTCTAGTTTTGCGAATGTGTCTTTGAGTAACTGGTTGTCCAGCAGCAGTTCGGCTTCACCGCGTGCCATTAGATGCCACCTTGGGCGTTCTGGCTCATACGCGCGCGGATCATTTCGGACTCAATACGGGCCGTTTCCAGCCGCTCCTGCATCGCCAGCTTTTCGCGCTCAATCGCCCATTTTTCCGCGTTGTCTTGCGAACGGGCTTGGATGTCAGCCTGCTTGACCTGCAAGTCGGCTTGCATCTGCGCCTGTTCCTTGTCGCGGTTGCCCTGCATTTTCATCTGCTCGATCTGCATCTGCGCCTGAATTTGCGCTTGCATCTTTTCGGTCTCGGGATCGGGCTTTTGCGCCGCTTCCGCCTGCTTTGCCGCGATCTCGTCAGGGTCGGGCTTGGTGAAGAACTTGCCAGACGAGGCAAAGCCCGCCGTTTCCGTGATCTTGTCCAGTGTGTTGTAGAATTGGTCAGGCTTCACGAGCGGGTTGTCATCGCCAAGCGTCATTAGGATTTCACGCTGCAAGCCAAGGATGATCTGCAACACGGCCATATCGCGCTCTTTCGTGCCGCCACCCAATCCGACATTGACAATGGCGTTCATCTCAGCGTTCCACGTCGCCGGATCGTATTCTACCCAATCGTCATCCATGCGAACTACTGCGGGCTTGTCGCTGTGAGCGATTACCAGCTTAAGCAGGCCCTTGAACGCGCGGGCCACACCGTAAGATACGCTGCGGATGATGGCGTCAGCCTGTGCAATGCCACTTTCCGACATAAGGTGCGCAGCCGTGGCGCTAGTGTTCTGGAAAGCCTCTGGGTCTACACCGCCGCTGGCGTCCGTAATGCCTGTGCGCTCTTTCGCCATGGTGTCGAAGTATTCCATGACGCCGAACAACTGCTGGCCGACGAACGGAACCTGCGCCCACTGGATTGCGTCACCAACCCTTGCGCCAGACTCAAGCTGGATTGCTTCGCCCCATGCGCCCTTGAGCAGCGTTTCAGGGTTCTTTACCAGATCAGCCTGAATGGCTGGCTTGGGGTTGTTCACCGCATAAGCGTTATCGAGGATGCCGCGCAGAACTGCGGTCTTGACGCGCTGAATGTCGCGCGTATCCTCATAGATCGAACGGCCCTCAAACTGGTGGGCTTCACGTTCAATAACCAAATCGGCATAGGGCGCTTCGTCCACCTGTTCCATGCCAAGCAGCACCTGTCCGGCGTCAACGCTGCCAGATCCTGCGCCATCGCCGAACACAACGCGGTGCAGCTCGGCAATGCCGTCGTCGTCAGTATCGAGGCGCACATACACCTCGTAAATCATCACTTCTTCAAGTGCGCGTGTAGTGCCGCTGGTTTCTTCGCCGTAGTCACTGCCCTTGCGCGATTCCTCCTCGGCTTCTTCGCCCAGGAACGTGCGCAGGCTCTCAACCTTGGTTTTGTCATAGCCCCACTCGACAAGCTGCGAACGTGTCACGACCTGTTCTTCGCCAACCAATTCGGCGTCGGGGATGTTGTTTGCGCCGGGGCTAATGATGAACGACGCACGCGGCACGGCCTCAAGGCGAACGTCGGTCCTCTCCACAACGCGCTTGAGTCGGAACGAATGCCGCTTTGCCTCGGGATCATAGGCCAGCACTTCCACGTCCGTCTCCGGCGTGGATGTAATGTTTGCAATCTCAACGTCGGGATCATCGAACAAGCCTAGAACGGCCTCGTCTGATTGGTCCGTGTAATCCTGAATTGTCACGTCGCGGCGCTTGTAGGCGCACCACTTGAGAATGCCCGTCTTGAGCAGGCAGGCATCAAAGATAGCATCGTGCAGGGCAGCACGCGCGCCGCAAGCGGGGATAACAATGCGGTTAACGTATGTGGTGGCTTGCTCTGCGCCTTCCTCGTCGCCGGGGCCGACTGGCTCGTAAACCACAACGCTGTCAGATCCGAGAATGGACCGCATCAGCGATGGCATCAGCTTTTTGATCGTCGCCCGCACGTCGTTGCTGGTTACGGTTGACCGACCTGCCCGCGTGACCTTCAGGTCTTTCATCTCGCCGCGATAGTATTCCTGCGCGGTTTCCCGGTCTTTCGACTGGTCGTCACGGTGCGCGCGGCACGCATTCACGAGCCGGTCAATGTGACCGAGTGAGAAATCATCCATGCGGGAACCTCGTCAGACTACGGCGTCTGGTGTGAATTTGGGCCATGCGGTCTGCGGTGCGATAAGGTCCAAGCCCATCACGCCTATCCCGCAAGCGTCTGCGCCGTGGCTTGCCCAATTGTGGACGGGCCGGGTGCGCAGCGTCATATTCTTGTCGTCGTATTCGGCGCGATACATGCGCAAGCTATCCAGACCACGATTAATGCCTTCGCCGCTTTCGTTGAACCACATACGCGGGAACGCCATGCGCACGGCATTGATGCGGTCGTCTACGCGGTGTTGAGGCACGATCCGGCATTTCAGCCCGCGCCCCTTTAGGAAAGTCTCGCGGCTTTGGCCTGTCTGCAATTCGCGCGCCGCTGCGTCATGCGGCAACAAGTGCTGGTGAACAGGGAACGGACGCGCTTTGACGTAATCAACGTAGTGATCGAGGCCAAAGCCATTCTGTTCGTAGTATTCCAGCCAGTGGATCTCTTTACCGACAGCCTGGCCGAACCAAAGCGACATCGCGTCACCAATACCCAAGTCCCAGCTGCAAAACACGTCAGCGGCGGGGTCATGCGCGAATGGCTTGATACGGTCTACTGCGGCGTCAACTGCCTTGCCATAATATGCGCCGATGATAGCGGCCTGAAAGCTGCACTCGTATTCCTGCGCGTATTGCTCCGGCGTCATCTGCGAGCGTGCGTCGTCAAGTTCTGACTGCAAGATTAGCCCCGTGCGGCTGGATGGCATCATGCCGTTAAACCAGTCGTCGCGGGTCTTGGCCTGCTCGTAAATCTCGTAGAACCGATTGCGGCCCTTCGGCGTCCCGATGAATGTGGCCCAACCCTGCCGATCAGACAGCGCGGGGCGGATTACCTCGGGGAACGCGCGCGGGTCTTGGTCGCCTGCCTCGTCAATGATGCAGCCATCCAGATACAGACCGCGCAACCGGTCGTAGTTTTCCGCGCCGTAAAGCCTAATCCGCGCGCTGTTATGCGGGAAGATGACCGACAATTCGCTTTCGCTAATCTTCATGCCGGGAATGGCTTGCGTGTATTCCTTCAGGTAGGTCCAAGCTACGTCCTTGGCCTGCTGATACGTTGGCGCAATGTATGCAAAGCGCGGCTCGCGTCCGGTGTGCTGTATCGCACGAATGACCAGATCCATGATGCAGGCGACAGTCTTGCCAGCGCGTCGGTGCGCAACAAGGCATGACCATCTCTCCTTGCGCTCAATGTAAGCCTTGAACGGGCCGCGCGGAACAAACGTCAGGTTAACGGCTGTCATCGCCGCCGATTATCACGTTGATGGTTAGCGGGTTCTCTGCATCGCCAGCGAGTTGCGTTGGCAGAACCTTACCCAGCAGCGCCATGAAGGGGCCGGGGTTTTCGTGCGCCTGCAATGTCAGATAGCCAACCATGCCGCCCTTGCCACCTGCATCCTGTGCGGCTTGCAGTAGCGCGTCCTTGAGTAACGCCGTTGTTTTGTTAGGACTACCTTTTGGCCTGCCGCGCTGTCGTTTTTCTGCCGGGATATCAGACGCTATTTTATTTTGCGGTGCCATGACTTCTATTCCGCTATGATGCGGCTCCCTGTTGGGGTTGGTGGGTTGCCTGTTCTGGTGAATGCCTTATCGCGTGTGTTTATGTCACGCGGCCTGCATTGCAGGGCTTGGCCCACTTGGCGGGATGGTTACGCGTCGGCTGGTGTGCCGTGCTGCGAGTATGTGGAATTGCGTTGCTAGGGCGTCTGCCTGCGGAATACCGCGACACCCTAACACTCAAGACTTACTGCCCGGCGTCTTTAGCGGCGACCCTAGCTGCTTGCAGGTCAATCGCTACCACATCATGTGCGGTTACGCAAGCCCTAGTCGCTGCACCTCGTCACGCGACGACTCGCCCTTGATCGGCAATCCGTTGGGCATAATCGCCTGCCACCATACGCGCCCGTCCTTGGCCTGCGTTACGTCCACCATGAAGCCAGACAGCGGCCCTTCTGTGACTTGCACCGTCTCGCCTGCGTATAGGCGCTGTAGGGCCTCCTTAGCGGCCTGTAGGCGCTCTATGCGGGTCGGTAGCCCCTGCAATGAGCGGATCACGTCGTAGGGCAGCGCAATGGGCCGTGTTCCGTAGCAGAACACGCCGTTGATTACTCGGCGGGCGCGTAGCACGTCCCACTGCGGTTGGCGCTTAAACCGTGCGTAGATGATGCGCGTGATTGTCGGATGCTTAGTCACGATCTTTTCGCCGCGAAAGAAGCGCGTGCGTTCCTCTGTCGGGTAGAATGAAAACACGCCTTCACGGGCAAGCACCGCCTTTGCGGCCTGTTCCTTGCCGGGGGGTGTGACAAGCGCGTGCCAGCGTGCGGTGTCCAGCTTTGCCCCGACAATGCCCCGGTGAAACTCTACCGGCAGCACGTCGCCTTTTTGCAGGTCGGTGTATTTCATGGCTCTGTCCTCTGTGGCGGGGTGTTATGCGTCGGGGGTGAGTTCGTAGCGGTAGATCGCTGTGCCGCCTGCTGCCTCGCGCTCGGCTTGCTCTCGTGTCTTGAACCATCGCCAAGCGGCCTTCTTGCTGGCCTTGTGATATGCAAGCGCACGCCACACTGTTTGCGGTGCATCGCTCATGCGTTCTCTCCTTTGCGGTGCGGCTGTCCGGCGTCTGCGCTGGTGTCGTGCAAGCGTCCCAGCCCCATGATCTGCATGATGCGCGGCGTCTTGACCGGGCAGTAGCGCATGGCGACGATGGCGGCGGCTATCTCGATGTGCTGGGGCGGTATGCTGCCACCGTGTAGGATTGCGGCGGATAGCTGGTGGCGGGTGGTCATGGCTGGGCCTGTGCTGTGACTGGGCCTAGGTCGCGCTCTGGCTGAATGTATCTGCCGTCCCGCACGATGATGCCTCGCATCTGGCACGGGCACTTAGGCT